GGATTCTAAATTAAAAGCGGCGGCAAAGAAAAAAGGTAAATTAGGTCAACGCGCAAGATTTGCGATGACTCTAAAAAAATTAAACAAGAGAGGCTAACATGGCAAAATTATGTCCAGCAGGAAAAGCAGCAGCAAAGCGTAAATTCAAAGTTTACCCTAGCGCTTATGCTAATATCTGGGCCTCTAAATATTGTAAGGGTAAAGTAGGAAGAACTAAAAAAGCAAACGGAGGATCTGCAATGGCTAAAAATGTACCAAGTAAATTTAAAGGCTTTAGTAAATTACCAGAAGGTGTACAAAACAAAATTTCTCCATCTCTAGCTAAAAAATATGAGAGTGGTGGAAGAGTTGTTGGTGGCGTAATGGGAAGAGGTCAAGGTAAAGTTATTAAGCATAAAAAAACACAAATAATTTAATGGCAAAAAAAGGTCTTAAAGAATGGTTAGACGAGAAGTGGGTAGATATAGGAGCACCGAAGAAAGACGGGAAATATCAACCTTGCGGTCGTCAGAAGGGAAGCAAGCGGAAGTATCCAAAATGCGTGCCACTTGCAAAAGCCACACGAATGTCAAGCTCGCAAAAGGCGAGTGCTGTCAAACGAAAAAGACAAGCATCTAATACTGGACCTAAACCAACTAACGTAAAAACATTTGCAAGATTCGGAGGACTAGTATGAGAATGCCAAATACAAAATATATTGGTTCATACATGAAGAGTGATTTTCAAACTCCAAAAGGAACTCTTAACGCACAAAATTCAAGTTATAAAAAATACTATGCTGGAATGGTAGACGCACCAGGATTTAAAGATGGTGGTCGAGCAAAAATGCCAGCTAGAAATAAAAAGAATTTCAGATCTACAAAGTCTGGAGCAGGCATGACACAAGCCGGGGTCAAAGCCTACAGAAGATTAAATCCCGGTTCTAAACTAAAAACAGCCGTGACTGGAAAAGTGAAACCAGGATCAAAAGCTGCCAAACGCAGAAAATCATACTGCGCACGTTCACTAGGGCAACTCAAAAGAGCATCAGCAAAAACTCGTAATGATCCGAACTCAAGAATCCGTCAGGCAAGAAGGAGATGGAAATGTTAAAGAAAAAGAGAGCAATTAAAAAAGTCATGAAAGGCTTAAAGAAAGCCTCAAAGACACATGCCGCTCAAGCTAAGACATTAAAAGGAGTTCTAGGTGGATCAAAAACTAAACGCACTTAAAAAAAGATACGAAGCACAGATAGCTGAGTCTATTGCAACATTAAACATATATGTTAAGAACTCTGTAGGAATAGGCGAACATCCACAGCATTTAGATGAAATGGATAAGTTATTACAGGTCATAGTAGACGCAGAGGAAAAAATAAAAGTAATAGAAAGGTATGTTAAATAATGGAAGATCCAATAACAATAATAGATAAAATACAAAAGTACTTAAAAGAATCTTACCAAGGATTAGGTGATACTATGATAGGTGGTGGGGTTGACAATATGGAAAAATATAAGTACATGTTAGGACAGGCACATGCCTATTTAAAAATTTCACAGGAAATCTCTAACCTGCTAGAACCAAAGAAGGAGCAAAAAAATGAAGACGGAACAATTATCAGATTCAAACGCGACACCGAAAACTAAATTTGCGTTAGAAGAAAAATACCAACAAGAAAATAAAGACATCGAGAAAAAAGAAAAAGAAGTCTTAGATAAAATTCAAAATAAAGAATCTACAAAATTACCTCAACCAACCGGTTGGAGAATATTAGTCTTACCTTTTAAAATGGCAGCCAAAACAAAAGGTGGATTATTCCTATCAGAAGAAACTATAGAAAGACAACAAGTCGGATCAAACTGCGGACTCGTTTTAGAAATGGGACCACACTGTTATGACAAAGACAAATTTCCAGAAGGACCTTGGTGTAAAAAAGGCGACTGGATAGTTTTTGCAAGATATGCAGGAAGCAGGATTATGATCGACGGTGGGGAAGTTAGACTTTTAAACGACGATGAAGTTTTAGCTACCATCAAAAATCCAGAAGATATCGTCCATCAATACTAACATAGGAGATAACTATGCAAGACGTTGAAAGAAACGTTCCTATTGATACTTCAGGAAATGAAGTTGATGTAGATATAGAAGAAACAAAAGACGAAGCTGTTGTCGAACAAAAAGAAGAAACAGTTGAAAATCCGAATGTTCGTGAAGTTGTTAAAGAGGAAACAAAACCTGTTGAAACAAAAGAAGAACCCAAGGAAGAAGAAAAAACAAAAGAACCTGAAGCTGAAGAAGAAAAACCAAAAGATGAACTTGGTGAATACAGCGATGGTGTTAAAAAAAGAATTGCTAAACTTACGAAGAAGTGGAGAGAAGCGGAAAGACAAAAAGAAGCCGCTATCACTTACGCTCAAAAAGTTGAAGCAAACAGAAAAGCAGTAGAAACAAAACTTGGAAAATTAGAACCAGGTTTTCTTGATGCCACTGAAAAAAGTATTACTGCAGGTTTAGATGCAGCGAAAGCCAAACTAGCAAAAGCTAGAGAAGCTAACGATGTAAATGCAGAAGCTGACGCAATGGCAGAAATATCTGAAGTAGGAGTTAGAAAAGCACAATGGTTAGAAGCTAAAGCAAAAGCTGAAGAGCAAGCTAAAGCTAAACCAGAAGCTAGACCAACTCTTGATCAAGCATTACAATCAAAACAACCTACGCAAGACCCAAGAGCGGAAGAATGGGCTTCTAGAAACGAGTGGTTTGGTAAAGATAGTGCTATGACATACACTGCATTTGATCTTCATAAGAAATTAACTGAAGATGAAGGCTTTGATCCTAATAGTAACGAATATTATGCGGAAATAGATAAAAGAATAAGACTTGAATTTCCTAATAAATTTGGTACAACAGAGGTTAAACCTACGACCAAACCTACACAAATAGTAGCTGAAGCGAAGCGAAGTGTAAGACCAGGTCGCAAGACTGTGAGACTCACGCCATCACAGCAAACAATCGCTAAAAAATTAGGTGTGCCACTCGAAGAGTATGCAAGACAATTAAGTCAAATCACGAAGGAGGTATAAGCATATGAAAAAAATAGACGAAACAAGAACTTCCCGTGCGAGCCAAACTAGAGATAAGAGCTCTAAGAAAAAAGTTTGGACTCCACCATCAAATTTAGATGCACCACCAGCGCCTACTGGTTTTCAACATAGGTGGCTAAGAGCCGAAACCATGGGTTTCAACGATGCTAAGAATATTCAGGGCAGATTAAGATCTGGTTATGAATTAGTAAGAGCCGATGAATATCCTGACGGTGATTATCCAAGAGTTGAAGACGGCAAATACGCTGGAGTGATCGGAGTTGGTGGCTTGTTGCTGGCAAGAGTGCCTGTTGAGATCGCGCAACAAAGAAATGCTCACTATCAAAAGAAACATGAGCAAGTCGTTGAAGCAATGGATCACGATCTTAAAGGACAACAGCATAAGAGTATGCCTATCAATATCGATAGACAAACTCGTGTAAACTTCGGTGGTACAAAGAAAAGTTAATTTTTTAACGATTCCTAGACCAACGATTAACTAACAAACGGAGAAAAAAACATGGCAACTAACAAAGATGCTCCATTCGGAATGAGAGCAATTGGTAAAGTTGGTCAAAATAACGATAACCAAGGTCTATCAGAATATCCTATCGCTGCTAGCGCCCCGGCAATTTTTCAGAACGATGCTGTAAAAGCAATCAACACTGCAACAATTGCACAAGCGGCTGCAGGTGATACTTTAATCGGTACACTTACTGGTGTGTTTTTTACCGACGCCAATACAAACAAGCCAACGTTCGCTAACCATTTGAAAGCTTCAAACACGGCAACGGACATTGTTGGTTTTATATCAGATGACCCGTATGAAAGATTTGAGATTCAGTCTAACGCTGCTTTAGCGTTAACATCTGTTTTCTTAAATGCGGACATCGAAGTTACGGCTGGGACTACAGCAAACTTTCAGTCCAAGTCTGAACTAAACGCATCTACGGTTACTACAAGTACAGCTCAATTGAGAATACTTGGTGTGACTAAAGACGCACAAAACAATAACACTTCAAATGTGACTACATATGCTACGAACGCGAACTTTGTTTGCAGCATTAACGAGCACTTCTTGAAGGGTACTGTAGGAGTATAAGGAGATAAACTATGGCAATAAGTAGAGGACAACTAGTTAAAGAACTAGAACCAGGTTTAAACGCCCTTTTCGGCCTGGAGTATAAACAATACGAAAACCAACATGCTGAGATCTATGCTACTGAATCTTCAGACAGAGCGTTTGAAGAAGAAGTAATGTTATCTGGGTTCGGCCAAGCACAAACTAAACCAGAAGGTTCTGGTGTAGTGTTTGACGATGCTCAAGAAACATACACAGCAAGATACACTATGGAAACTGTTGCGTTAGCGTTCGCGATTACTGAAGAAGCAATCGAGGACAATTTGTATGATAGACTTGCGTCTAGATATACAAAAGCGTTAGCAAGATCTATGGCTCAGACTAAACAAACAAAAGCGGTAACACCTCTTGTGAATGGATTTACTACATTCCAATCTGGTGATGGCGTAGTTCTGTTTAGCAGATCTCACCCAACAATCGCTGGAAACGTTGCGAATACGTTAGCAGTACAAGCTGACCTTAACGAAACGTCATTAGAGCAGTCTTTAATAGACATCGCTGAAATGACTGACGAAAGAGGTTTATTGATTGCAGCAAAAGGATTAAAATTAATTATTCCTTCAGCTCTTCAATTCACAGCTGAGAGACTAATGGCTTCTCAAGGTAGAACAGCTACAGCTGATAATGATATCAATGCTATCAGATCTATGGGAATGGTTCCTCAAGGTTACAGAGTGAACAATTTCTTAACTGATCCTGATCAGTTTTTCATTATTACTGATGTACCAAATGGTATGAAGTACTTTGATAGATCACCTATCAAAACAGCTATGGAAGGTGACTTTGACACTGGAAACGTAAGATACAAAGCTAGAGAAAGATACGTATTTGGCGTATCTGACTATAGAGGTATTTACGGTTCTAACGGAGCGTAATAAATAACTTTAAAGGGGGCTGTTGAAGGCCCCCTTTTTATGATAGAAAGAAAGAACCCATGAAAAATTTCAGAGTACAAATCAGAGCATATGGCTATCATGCTGACTTCAATCTCGTGTCAGAAGATGAGGATAAAGCCTTTGAAAATGCACTAGTTGACAAGCTAGGACAAAATGATATAGTCTGGGAAAAAGACGGATTTACTAGTAAATCCAAATTGTGGTTAACCTATGAGGAGGTTATAAATGACACACGTTCAAGAACTCTACACTCAGAAGAGAGGACTGGAACTTGAATGGTCGCAGCACTATAATCAGGAGAAAAGATATACTCTTGATATGGTGAGGATTGATGACAAGATAAAACAAGTCATTAATCATATTAAGCTAGCAGAAGCAAAGGAAGCTTCAATGCTTAATAGAATAGAAAATGCTGCACCTGACGTCTCTGTAGCTACGTAAGATAAAAACGCTACATCGCTGAAATCGCACTTTCTTTTAAGGCTCTCTTGCACTCTATCAAAATCTGCTATATACCTAAATCACTATACAATTAATTAGAACATAGACGCGTATAGTCGACGGCCTAGAGACTATGTTCGGAAAACTAGGAGGATAATAATATGGCAAATACTACATTTTCAGGACCGGTAAGATCTAAAAATGGTTTTATCAATTTAGGACCTGGAGCAGTTGTTGCTCTTACTGCAGCTACAAATTTAACTGTAGCGGCTCACGCAGGAAGAGTTTTAACTATGGATCCCGTTGGGACTCCAACTGCAATCACACTACCTACAATCAATGCTACTGCTGACTCAGACGTAGCTGGACCAGGAAGTGACCCAAACAATCCAAACACTATTGGAACTACTTTTGAAATTCTTTTCATTGATGAATTCACTGGTACAATTTCAACAGATGGAACTGACAAATTTGTTGGTTCAGTAATGGTTGGTGTTAACGATGGTTCGAAAAAAGCTTTCGTACCTGCAGCAGCAAATGATGTTGTAAATTTAAACGGAGAAGCTGGAACTGGTAACGCTACTAAAGGTGGCTTAGTTGGTTCTAGAATCAAGTTTACTGCAACAGCAGATAACACTTACATGGTTGAAGGTTTATTAATTGGTGACGGTACAATCGTTACACCTTTTGGTAACTAATAATTACGTGGGTGGGAAACTTTAAGACTTTTTGATCTTAATACCCACCCACACTAATAAGAAAACGGAGAAAAAAATATGGTATTCGGATCAGATAACGAAGCAACACAACAAACGACTGAGACAGGAACAGTTCAGTCTGGAAGAACAAGAGTTTACGGATTGTATTATACTGGAACAGCTACTGCTGGAGACATCGTTTTAAAAGATGGAGGATCTGGTGGAAGTGCAAAAGTAACTCTTTCAAAAGCAGCTGTTGCGGAATCTAAAATGGTTGAGTTTCCAAGACCTGTTTTATTTAAAACAGATGTGTATGCAACTTTTACGACTGAACAAGTTACGTCTATTACTGTTTTTCATAGCGGCGGAAACCAAGATTAGGAGGCTGACTAATGGCCAACACGACTTCTGGAACTACAACGTTTGAAAAAACTTTTTATATCGATGAGATAGTCGAAGAGTGTTACAACAGACTTGGGCTGTTTGATATGAGCGGTTACAATTTAAAAACCGCAAGAAGATCTTTAAACATAATGTTTCAAGAATGGGGTAATAGAGGACTTCATTATTGGGAAGTAGGAAATACAAATATTACTTTAGTTAACGGTCAAAACGAATACGCCATTTATCGTTCTACAGGTGACGGAAATTCTAACGGAGTTACTTCAACTTTAACAGCAGCCATAACTACAACTACTCAAACCACTGGAATTACAATCGCTTCAAAAGACAGAATGCCTACAGAAGGAACAATCAATGTAGGTTCTGAAAATATAAGCTACACAGGATTTAATAGTTTAGAATTAACGGGAGTAACAAGAGGAGTTAATGGAACAACCGCAGCTACTCACTCTAGCGGTGACGCAATTACAAATTTTGTAAATGGTGCTTCTGATATTTTAGAAGCTTCTTTTAGAAACAGCTCTAATGTTGATTCACCTTTATCAAAAATAAATAGATCAGCTTATCAAGCTTTATCTAATAAATCAGCTACAGGTCAGCCATC